AAGTGCTGCTGTATCATCGTAATCAGATGATTTCGTGGCAAATGGAAAATACTTCACTCCATCTATCTTCTCATCTACCTCGTAATCTAATGAAATTAAAATTAAGTCATCACGACTTAATAATGATTGTATATCATCTTTTGTAAGTTTACGACCTTTTTTATTTGTGCGTTTACTACCACCATGTGTAGTGATGCCAATGACTTTTTTACCCCATGAGTCAAATAAAGAACGCCACATTTGCCTACGTTCAGGGTCTGCAACAAGGTATGTTTCTCTAGGAAAGTCCTTGCTATCGTGTCTAAAGAACTCTGGTAAGCCACCAATAGCACAACGATGGTCAAACTTCTTATCTGCTAACCATTCCGGATGTTCTTCCAATCTTGTGCCGTGAACTTCCGCCTCAGGGAAGCTCCTTCTAAATAAGCCTTCGAGTTTTGGGTCACAGTCGATGTAGACCTTACGACTAATAGCGATAGCATCAGGTAAACAATTACCATAAAATATCTCATCGCCTAAGCCTTGTTCTCCATAAATAATAATATCTTTGCCTGCTTGCCCATCCCAACGAGATTCATCACCATAGTGCCATTCTTTTCTGAACTTGCTATTAAGTGATAGTCCCCATTGCTTCCAACCTTCTTGCCATTTACCTTGTGCTAAATAAGCATGAGCAAGGTTCATATTAGCGTTCTGGTCATTAGGATTAATTTGCAATGCTAGGTTACATACATCTTCTGCGTTCTTCCATTCAGATGTTTGTATAAAGCTAGCTGCTGCATTGCTATATGCTAATGCGTAATTGTTATCTAATTCTGCTGATTTTAGAAAGCATTTGATTGCATCTTCAAAGTTATCTAGTTCGTGGTAGGCACGACCTAGTGATGTCCATATAGCTTTGTTGCCTGGACTCTCTTGTAATGCACGTCTAAAGTATTGATAAGCTAATGCTGGCTGGTCACCCATCAAATGGATATAACCCATAAAGTTTAATGTAGCATCGTTATCAGGATAATGTTCTAGCGCTTGGTTAATAAGCGGTAATGCAGAACTGTAATCTTCACGATTAACTAAATCGTGTATTGCTAATTGTATTCTTTGTAATTCTTGTTTATCCATGATTCTTTGTTGTTGTTTTTAACCAAGGATAATTTGTGTTTATTTCTTTGAGTAATTCTTTTGTTTGGTCTTTATTGTAGATGTCGATACCTTTTTCTTTTAACTTCATCTCAATAACCGGTGGGATACTAGCATAGTGTACCCATGATTCTTTCATACCCTTTTTCCATACATCAGGGTCATTTTGTGCTTGTTTTAACTTCTCAACTAATGGTGTGAAGTCTTGCACATTGTGTATCATGTGTATGTCATTAACAGGGTCGTAATCGTAATACTGCGTAACACCTGTAATTGGGTCTTTATCAAATAATATTGGCATAATAAAAATAGAGGGATATTTCTATCCCCCTATTGTAACATTAAATGCTATTAAGCACCAACGCCTTGTACTTTAGCATGAGCATCAGGGTTATTAACCACTAACGCATATTCTGCTGTCATTAAGTACTTAGTAGAGTCACCAGTTTTAGCTAGTTCTTCTTTTGTGATTGGACGTAAAGATGCTACACCAACATATTGTGGGTCTAAGCATAATACAGCTTGGTCACGCATGAATCTGTCTAGTTTAACTGTATGGTTGCCGTAGTCTGAAACATACACGTCAGCTGCTGCTGTAATGATTGCTTCGTTAGTACCATTAACCATGTGACGTTTCTCTGCAATACCTGCGAAAGCTGAGAAAAGTTTTTTGTTTTTAGAAGACATTAAGATAGTTGTTGGTTCACCACCATCTACCCATGCTGCTTCTAATGCAGATTTTAGGTCTGCTTCAACGAAAGTACCTGCTGTACCATCTGTAGGAGCAGCAACTGTACCGCCAGAGAAACCTGGTGTTGTTGCTGTTGAAGCTGCTGTTGCTTTGATGCTGTTGCCAGCAATCCATGACTCGATACCAGCTGAAGAACGAGCTGTACCTGCACCACCTGCTGATGATGCTTGGTTACGCACTAATGCGTGTTCCATGTCACGTTTAAGTTCTTTACCAGCTTTCATTAACTGATAAGCAACTTCACTCTTCCTTCCGTATTTCTTGACCACGTCATAGGTGTTAGAAATATTGACTGTCTTACGGGAGATTTGTGTGTAGTTACCTAATACTGTTGTTGCTGCTAAAGTAGCATATGATGCGTCATCACCTTCAAGCTGTCTGTTATCTGCTGCTGCTGCTAATACGTCAGTTTGCCATTGGTGATATGTTTGTGCTGCTGTTGATTTCTTTGCCATAGAAAGCAAAGGTGTGTCTTCTGGAGATATATCGTAAATAATATCTTCAAAATCTTCTGCGATACCTGCACCGGTATAGCTATTGGTTGCTGAAACTGCCATGATAAAAACTCCTTAAATCATTTGTTCGATTAATTTAGATGCCATCTCTGCACTACCAGATTTGCGTAATTGCTCACGCATTTTCTTAGCAGTCGAGTTAGCTGATGTTTTGGGGTCTTTTGTTCCAGGCTTCACTACTGGTTTGGCACTTGCGACCTTCTTCTTAACTACAGGCTTTTTACTTTGAAGTTTGCGCCATTGCATTGCATCATACAAAACTTTAACGTGTCTTGGGTCAACAATAGCGTTCATCTCATCATCAGTAAATCCATATTCTTTCCCAGTGGTAATAACTGATTGGGTAGTCTCAGGACTCCAATTAGGTATTTCTTTGGCTAGAACTTCTTTACCTTTTTTGATACGCTCCGCTAGAGCTGACTGGTGTTTTGTTACTGCTTCTTGCCTCTTGGCTTCAAACTGTGAAACTAAGTTGTTACGTTCTTGCTGTAACTGGTTATATGCCATGTATTGTTTTTGTGCCTCCACGAAGTCACTATCAGTCAATTTCTGCCAATCCACGTCAGCATATTGGCTTAATTGCTGGTCTAGTGCTGTGATTTTCGCTACATCTTCAATCAACAAACTATTAAGTTGCTGCTGTTCTGCAAACTGTTGTTCTTGCATTTTTAACTGCTCTTGCAATGCTTCAACAGATTTACGTTGTTCAGCTACTTCTTGTGTTTTCTTAGTGTAGTCGAGTCCTTGTTGTGCTAATGCCACGACTTCGTCAAGTGGTTTCTCGATTTCTTCACCATTAACTTTCAACTTAACAGATTGTGCAAGTTGTTCCTCATCGGAGTCCTCTTCCTCTACTTCGTCTTCTGTTTCTGGTTCTTCTTCTTCGGAATCTTCTACTTCTTCTTCAACGTCAGTAGGTTCATCTGCTTCGGCTTCCACCTCTACAGTTTCTTCTTCCTCAGCCTCTTGTGGTTCTTCTGGAATCTCCTGTGTTACAGGTTCTTCTCCCATATCACCAAGCATCGCTTCTAAGCGACTCTGTGGTGACTGCTCTAGAGCTTGGTCACTCATATTACTTCCTTCTTAAAGTTAATAAACTATTTTACGTTATCACTAACCTGTATCTTAGCCATCTTGCCTGTTTGCATGATGTCGGTTAATGCACGTTCTATTTGGTTTAATGTTTGTAGAGCAATGACTAAACGATTATGTGTTACTTCATCGCTTAATGGACTGCTCTGCATTGCTTCTATGATGTTAGATTTAACTTTGGTAAATGCTTCTTGGTAGACTCTGCTACCTAGTATCTTTTCTGCTTCACCACCTTTAGTTATTTCTTCGTATGCTTTGTCTTTCATTACATTCCTGTTTGAGCTTTAAGTTGCGCTATAGCCATATCAGTCTCTGCTTTTAATTGTGCTTTAAAGCGTTCTAATTCGGCTTGTGCAGCTATTTTTTCACGTTCTATAAGTATATCATTTTGTGAACGTAATTGCTCTTGTTCGTAATCAGCTTGGTTCTTCTGTGCTTCTAATTGCATATCAGCTTGTGCTTTAGCTTGTTCGATAGCTAACTGACCTTGAACTAACTGTTCTTGTGGATTAGGTTGCTGTTGTTGCGGTGGCTGATTACTTGGGTCAGTCCAGAACTCATCAGGGTTTTTAAAGCCTGCATTTTGTGTCAGTTTAGCCAATGCGTTATAGATTTTATTCTTATCTGTTAAGCCAACCTGGATAGCTTCTTTTTGCATTTGTAGAATGTTGTTGAGGTGCATAAGCTGTTGGTCTTTGTTACCAGCGCCTAAGCCTACAGAGATAGATAAGTCTTTACGATTCTTCCATTCTCTTGGGTCAACCTCTACCCATTGGTTTCTGATGCGTACAATATCAGGCTTAGTTACATTTTGTCTAACTAAACGATGCACTAACATAAATAAGTCTTTAACACCGGTTTCTGCAAATGTTCTAGCTACTAACTCTAAACGCTGTTGAGCAGCTGACATGATTTGTGCTACACCAGATGCTGTTTTATTAAGTGAATTGCTATCTAAACCTTGATTGTAAGCAGTAATACCTGTGCGTTTCTCTTTCATGTTATCCATGTATTCAACCATGGTGAAAGATGTTGTAGGGAATGGTGCGTGTTGTAATGGTTGGATAGCACTACCTGGCTCACCTTGTACACGAACTACACCACCTGGTCTTGATGTTAGCATATCATCTAGGTTCACTCTGTCAGAGATAGCGTAACGACCATTGTTAGATAGATACATATTGTCTAATTGACCACGAATCAATGTAGACTTAATCATCTGTATGTCTTTAGTTAGGTCAGTATAAGAACGACCAATGTGTCTGTGTGGCATTATCATAGGAGTAATGCAAGCAAAAGGAACGTGGTCACATGACTCGTCTTTATAGATAATACGATTACCTACCACAACAAATCGTTGACGTTTACCATCTACTTTTAAGTATGTGTCTTTCACTAATACTTCTGATGTGTCTACAGCTCTATCGTATTGTTCGTCATAAATATCACGAGCATTAGATTCTATTTCAAACTCATCTTGTTCTGCTAGTATTTCGTGTAACTCGTCTTCATCAACATCAAATATCTCTGCTACTTCTGATGGGTGCATTAGTTCACGATGCTGAACGAAACGTGCTGACTCTAAGTCTGTACCATTAGCGTCTACAGAAACCATAATGCTTTCAGGTGCTACGTTCTTAATGCAAATCTCACCTGTCATTTCTTTAACACGAATCTTAACATCATGTAGCATTGGTTGCATAAATGCTTGTGCAGACTCTTGTTCGATGGTTACTGTGCCATCTTCTTGCTCTACATCAGGTTGAGATACCATTGGAGGAGTTAATGGCATTTGTAGTGCTGATGGGTCAGGATAAGATGTATGTTCTAGTATTTCGATATTGTCATCAGAAGCTAACATATCTAATTGGTCATCTGTTAGACCATTGTATGATTCTTCTTCTGCTTCTTCGTATTCTTCGTAATATGCTTTTACATATCCGTTTTTAGAGAGTAGTGCGTCTTTAAACCATACATAGAATATCTCAAAGCCTGGATTCTTTTCCATGACAATGTGATTAACGTAATCTGTTTCTTGGTTAGCAGCGTCTTGGTCTTCTGGACCTTTAGGCTCAAACTTAACTACTTCATCACCGGATACAAATACTTTTAATAATTGTGGTAATGCAGACTCAATAGTATCTTGAACGTCATATGATACAACTTGAGAACGACCTTCTACTTCATTGCCGAACTTCTCGCCAAGATAAAAGTTGACTGCCTCTGCTCTTTCAGATGATAACTGTGCATCGTTGATACCATATGCAATCTGTTCCTCGTTATCTATCTTACTTAGTATCTGGTCATCTGTCATTTTTTCCATTAAACAATTCCTACATTGTCATAGTGTATCGGTTGATTTTGCCAAGACTCGTTAGAGAACTTGTCAGCAGATACAGCTAAATATCTAAAAGCATCTGCACCATGAGAGTATTCGTCATGCAATGGTGCGCCTGGTTCATTTGTTGTTGCACTAATAGAACGTCTATAGTGTTTAAGACACTCTATTAAACGCTCTGTTGATTTATCAAAGTAAACACGATGAAAGTTAATGCGTGCTAGTTTGATACCTGATTCAACATCTAATCTTGGAACAATTCGTACATCCCAACCATGTCGTCTCATTATTTCTTCTGCTGATGTGCCATACTTAAAGTCTTTGGTTTGACCATCATGCGGTAAATACATCTGACCCCAATTGTATGGTAAGTTCTTTAGTTCAGCAGAGTAGCTATCCAAAGTCCTATGGTCATCTTCTATGTATTTAATAACTCGTAATTCTGATACACCTTTTTGCACCAAGATAACTGACATACTGTCATTCCAACCCAAGTCCATAACAACATGAACTTTTAACTCTGGGTCATATGGTACGTTGGTAATACGACCATTCTCTTGTGCATCTCTTATTTCGTTAGCATAGATAGCGCCATCAACTGCTGTCTTACATTCACCTTCCCAGATGTTATCGTAGTCATCAGATGTTTGCTTACTATGAATACGTTCTGCATTTAGTACATCAGGAAACCATGGGTTATCAGACCAGTTGACCTTAACCACTTTGGCATTATCAGGTGTGTCTATAACGAATCGTTTATAGGTATCATCTGAATCTAAGTCAGGGTTAAAACTAACCCATATCTCTGAACCTGGCTTCCTAATCGTAGGGATGAGAATATCCCATGACTTCTTACTAACTGTTTGTGCCTCCTCGACCCATACTCTATCAACACCCTCGAATGATTTAATACTTTCTACTGTGTTGTTAGCAAGACCGGTAAAGCTAAACTTTGTGCCATTCTTACCTCGTATCTCATTCTCTAGTATTTCGTAGAATGAACCAAGATTTAATGACTGTATTTGGTCTGATAGTAATTGGTGAACAGACTGTTTAATAGAACGCTGTACTTCCCTAGCACATAATATTCTTAATGGTTGCTGTCTGATTGCGCCCTGGATTAATAACTCACGAGCAACACCCCAAGACTTACCACTTCCTCGTCCACCATATAAGACTTTGTATCTGTATGGTTCAGATAGAAACGATAGCTTCTCAGGAAACTCTGCCTCAATCTGTAGAGTCTGGTTTGACATATTTAACTGTAATACCTAAAGGTAAATCGCTTCCATCTATCCCTGATAGCTCTGTAGTGGATACAGACTTACCATCTAATCTATCACCTAATTCTTTGATAGCAGATATGTCACCATCCGCAGCTTTATCTAATAAGGCTTCGGCTATTCTTCTTAGTCTGCTTGCATCATCTTGAACAACAGCTCTACGAATCGTATTTGCCCATAACCTATTGTTTTTACTAGAATTTGTATTGCCTGGCTGTCCGCCTACTTTTTTCTTTTCATCTTCCATTTCAACTCCATATAGGTTGGTTGATTAATATTCCATTGGTATTAATAAATTATCTAATGCTATGCTCCATTCTTCTGAATAATCACAATCTTTGTAATCACTAAAGCATGGTGTGCCTATTGTGTAATGAACTAACTTAGCATCTGGATTGTAATCATACTCTCCTACTAGCCAGTTCCATTCTTTGGGTATCTCACCAACTAAATCCATAAACTCATTATCTAGCCATCTTAATCGGTGTAACTCAGCTCCTGTAGATTTCATTATCATCTCAGGTGTAAGCTGTTTGTTTTTAAAGTGTCCACAGTTCCATACCATGACACTAGACCAGTTCTTTCTAGGATAGTCTTCGTTCTTATGTCCTAGATACTTTATTGGGTGTTTAGTCTTGTAGTCGTGTTTAACAACTGATACTGCTGCTAATGGGTCTATAGTATCCATTAACTCTTTGATGTCTGTTCTGCATAACATATCGCCATCTACAAAGACAGCGTAGTCTTTATAATCACATAGGTAGGGTACTAAGAACCTACTGTAAATAAATGCGTTAGAGCCGTCTTTATGCGTCTCTGTGTAGCCTTGTAATGTATTTAGTGCTAATGGAGTAAAACTTACCGGTATGCTTGCCTTTTCTATGACGCTTTGACAAAACACATGGTAAGCAATGGGTTCTACTATTCCATCAAATCCTACGAATATTCTGAGCATCTGTTGATTATCTCTTGTTTTTGCTCATCAGTCAATTTTATCCAGTTTCTAATCTCATCTACTGTTCTATGACATCTTATACATTTGTTATCAATTAAATAGCACTCATAAGTGCATGGACTTTCACACACAATCACCCACGCTTTTTAGTAGGTCGCTTAGCCGTCTTGGCTGCTTGTTTGAAATCTTTTGCTGTTGGTCTTGATTTACTTCCTTTTGGCGACATTCGCTCTCCGCTTCCTGCTTTGATTCTTGCACGTTTTCTTCTGATATTTTCATAAAGACCAGCCTTTGCCATTATTTTTTCTTCCCATAAGATGTTTTAGTTGTCATCTTCTTGCCTGTCTTTTTAGCAGCTTTTCTTGCAGCTGCCATACCTGCTTTTGTATAGCTATATGTTTTTCCACCAACCTTTGGCATGATTATTTCCTTTTCTTTGCTTTAGATAATGCAATTGCAACTGCTTGCTTTTGAGGTCTTCCTGATTTCATCTCAGTGCGTATATTAGCAGAGATAACTTTCTTTGATTTACCCTTCTTCAACGGCATATGTGTTCCTTAAAAAAGAAAAGCCCAGCAAGAGAGAGAACTGGGCTTCTTAGATGGAGGGAGTATGTCTAGCTTTGGACGCTTCTTCCCACCC